CCCCCTTACTCGACGTCCGTTGTCGAGGGGAGTAGACCTAGGAGCGGTCGCAAAGTACCTGATTGGTCCTTCAGGGCATCATACCATGACTCATCGAGACATTGTGCTACGTATCTTTTAGCGTAGTACGTCTCCTTGAGGCATGTGAGTGCCCTGTTGGATACCTTTCTGAGGTATTTGTGATCGCTCCTTAGGCGGGAAGGAAGGGTTTGCGGGTTCCGCAAAATTGGTAGGATTCGTCTGGAAAACTTAGCCGACAAACAAAACTCTCCTGGGATGGCATGCTTCCTTTGTGCTGAAGCAAGCCGTCTGTAGGCAGGAGTAGAGATGTTTCCAGAGTGAGATGATGGAGTTCCGCATAAGCGGTCGTCAATTGTCATAACCGTCTTCAGAAGGACACGAAAGTCCTTTGTTTTGATACCACCGTTGAACTGTTCTTTGTTCAACGATGGTGACATCACATCCATACGTTGTTTTATGGATTCTGAAGCACGGTCTGTGACAGCGATCTTGACGCCCTTGTTCAAGAATTTCATCAGCGCTCTCACCTGGTCCTCGGTTACTACTTTGCTGGCACGACCGGACCCACCTAGTTCTAGTGGTAGGTTCGGCAGCAAACGTAGTTTGTTTTCCATTCGACGGAGAGAATGGCGTGCAGCATGGGCTAGCACCTTATTACGGTTACGAGATAGTTTGGCAAGTCCTTTAACAATGCCAATCGGGTCTGCCGAGAATTGATTTAATTCTCTGGCACCCACTACCTCCGCAATCTTGATGGTAGGTGTACAGGTGGCAAATGTCTCAACTTCATCACTATACGTGATCTTAGCGAAGTTTTCACAAAATCTACCTCCGTTGCCAACGTATGACTTCTTCTCATTGTAGACTAGGTTTAGTCTTTCAATGTGGTATCTGTATGACTCACGTTCTGTTCGAGTCCAGAGACCAAGAAGATCGTCCCCGTTGGTTGCGTAGGATCTATGATCTAGTGTAGCTTTGTTCGCTGCGTAGTTGTTGAGGCATGATAATATTGCCCATGTACAAGCTAGTCCCATGTGCGTTCCTTTGCACGTTATTCTCCCATCCTCCAATCTTTGCGGTCCTAGCGCGTTGAGCGCCGCAGTCAACTCACTCCAATCCCAACCTTGACCCCTTGCGCAGCCCCGTATTACGGCTGCCGCTACCGCATGTTCGAATTCGTCCGATGCCTTGGATAAGTCCGCGCTACATAATTTTGCGCCTGCTTCTCCTCGGAGTTCGAATTCCTCGTTGAAGAGAGCGAACTTACATGTTCTCTTCCGTTTAATCGAGGCTATCATGCGGTTGCCGAGCACACGCATTGCGTGCGACACGACGCCCGGGTGCATAGATACACCACGGATCTTACCCCCTAGTTCCTGTACGGCCATTGGCCGTATATCTGGAGGTTGTTCCATGTGTGCAACTAATTCTATGCACTCCCGAGCCAGAATCTCCGGTGTTAGTTTTTCCGGTTCTGGCTCCTTGAGAAGCTCTGATATTGCTTCTGGGTCGTCGCTGTCCAATGCTGCTTGCATCTGTGCTAGCATCTGGTCAAGGTCCCACTCGAGAAGGGCATCCTGTGATTCTTGGTTGCCCCACGCTCCATGTCCGGCTTTACCAACAGCAGTTAAGTTCTCTTGAAAGAGGGCCGCGTCGGCTCGTGCGTCGCGCACTTGTTTTACTGTGCGCGCCACGACGATTGCGGTCCCTCCTTCTTTGCTGCTAAGCTCAAGACAGGCGGTCTCTTGTGGGATGGGAAAGGAAGTTTGATTGCGGCGTCCATGCCATTGCGACGCGGGTGTACCATGTGGCCGCCCAAAGTAGGTTTCGGAAAATTTCTCTAGTTCTTCGAGAACATCCGGCGTGACTCCACGCGGCTCCTTGAGCCACCTATTTTGGGTTGCAATGATTTCCGATTTGATCTTTTGTTCGGAAACTTGCTTGTGAAAGGATCTCTTTAGGGTGGAAGCTATGTGTGTGTTGACGGCCAGCACACCCCTCGGATTGTAGGGGTGTTGCGCATCTTCTGGCGCTGCTATACCACACGAGTACTCCTCCCAGATCTTACAGATCTCTTTCACCGGTCCCATGCCCTCGTATTTGAGTCTTGCTACCAGATGGAAAAACCTGCTATACCAAGCAAGTCTGTGCCTTAGTCCTTTTGGCACGGTTCCATAAGCAAGTTCAAATGCTGTCGCAATGGCGGGCAACGCGCGTTCCGCCCACCTTCCCTTCTTCGTCTGCAGGTACTGAAAGCCTGCATACTGCCGTTTGCTTACAGCCCTTCCCAAGGATTTGTAAGCAACTACCACAAAGTTCAATTGCACGTAAGATCGAGGTCCATGACTTCCTCCTATCTTGCAAAAGAACTCTCGGTGTCTTTTCCGAGAACGG